CTCGATTTCTGACGATATTCATACGTCTGAATGGATTAAAAAATACACAAATAAAAACAACGCAAAAAGATTTATTACCTTTGTCGATTACAAAGAAAAGAATGTGGGCGTAAATAGACCAAAGCAATTCTATCCGGAAATTATTTCTCAGCGCTTAAAGCACGAACATCATATTCAATATACTTCTGCTATGCTTCAGCTTAAGGGAAGACTTGATATTGAACCTGGCATGATTATTGACGTAAAAGCAAAAAAGTTTAATTCGACAAAGAAAGAAGCAAAAGACAATAAGAGATATTCGGGTAATTATTTGGTAAAGAGTACAAAACACTCAATGGAAGATGATGTCTTAACAACTACATTGCATATAGTAAAATATGCAAGTGCGAAGGTTTAATTATGTTTGAGCAAGGTGTAGGAATACGAAATCCACTTTTCTTCGTAGGAGTTATTGAAGATAATGACGATCCAACATTACTTGGACGAGTCAAAGTGCGTGCGTTTAGTATTCATGGCACTAACGAAGAAATTTCTACAGAAGACTTACCGTGGGCAATGGTGTCTCACGGAAACTACGATCCAAATAATCCGCTTCCGTCTTTGAATTCATTTGTTTGGGGTATGTTTCTCGATGGAAGAGATGCACAGCATCCTGTCGTACTCGGTCTATTACCGACACAATTCGTCGAGCCGCCGAATCCGGATGTAAACAAATATGGTGTTATTCCTAAACGAGATGGTAAACTTCTCGCTAAAGGATTAACACCAAGAGATATTGGTCATCCCCAAATGTCACGATTGGCACGAGGCGAAAGTATTGAAGAAACTGGTGTTGCCGGCCAAGAACTCAATAGGATGGAAAAATTTAAGATTGGTGGCACAGACCTCACGTGGTCCGAACCATCGTCAGCTTACGCTACTAAGTATCCACACAATCGAGTCATTGAAACTGCTCATCATTCTATCGAGCTTGACGATACACCTGGCGGTGAGCGAATTACGATTCGACATAAAGAAGGATCGTATGTTCAAATCGATTCAAAAGGTAATGTTTCTGAAAAATCTGTAGGTGCTAAGCACGACATAACAAAGCTTAACAAGTACGAAGGTGTTGGCCACCATCATGTAGTTACGATTGGTGGTGACGCACACGTATACGTGAAAGGACATAAGACAGAAGAGATCGAAGGTAATTATAACTTACTTGTCCACGGCACGACAAATATTACTGCGGGCACTCAGCTTAATTTAAATGGATCTGAACAGGTTCAAATGAGAGCGGCCGATGTCAGTATTCAGGCTAACGTTGGCACTATGACTGTTCTCGCAGAAAAAGAAATACAAATGCAGGGCAAGACGCGAGTTAATATTAAAGGCAATACAATATATCAACATGCTACAATCAATCCATTAGCACCGTTAACTACAGGTAAGTTTGAATTCTTTGCTGAGCGCAGTATGTTCTTCACGTCAACATCAAGTGTACACATGCAGCAAAGTAACATGTATATTAATTGCAATTCTCTTGTTCCAGACGTTGCTCTTATTCCTTCGATTGGCACTGGTTTGCATGTAATTTCTGGCTCTGGTGGTATAACAATGGATACATTTGGAACTTTGAATATGTTCGGTGCAATAAACGCTACTGTCGAAGCGTTTGGAGATGTTTCTTTACAAGGCGGTGGGAGAGTAGCAATACAATCGTTAGCTAATATCTCATTGAAAGCACCTACTGTTGCTATTGATGACGTTGTACTTTTAGCTTCTGGATTTGCAACAGATGCATTGTCGACTGGGCTTGCAACAACTGCAAAATTTGCATTACCTACAATTGACGCCGGTGAGTGTGTAATGCCAGAACCACCCGCGAAGTCGACTTCTTTATCTTATCTTAAGTTTGAGAATATTCAGTCGACTGGCGGATATATTTCAGCAGAGGAATAACATGGCTTCCAATTGCGTAGACGTTACTGATCAGACAATAAAATACTCGGCGAATGGGCCATTCGTCGACAGAGATGGCGAATTTACGATTAGTCAGGTAAATAAGTTTGCTGAAGAATACGCAGCAAATATCTTACGCGATATTGAAACGAATCCAATTAAAAAGGCAATTAATCTTTATGGTGATTCGATTTACGAAGCTCGCGATTTTTTAAATGGTAATTTTTTTAGAGCTGATTATGTTCAAGACGCTTTATCTGAATATCCGAATCTCGAAAGACGCTGGAATAAAGGCAACATTACTAACATAGAATTTTCTGATTTTCTTAATGATTACAACCTTACTCCACAAAGCTTAATTAACAAAGGCAATACTAACTATACCGGTTTACTTCAAGATCTCGATGGCTATTATCAAGCATCGTTTTCTGAAAGTGTATTGGGTGGTTTTTGTAAACTCGTTCCTCAAGTTTTTGGAGCAATTGATGCTTTCTTCGATACGCTTGTTGCTATCGAAGACGCGATTACGAAGATTTTATCAAAGTTAAGAAATCTCGATGAAGCACTTAACGCTCTTGCAGAAAAAATAACAATTGAATTTTTAATTAACGAAATTAAAAAGTTATTTACAGAATTGATTGATAAAGTTTTTGCTGAAGTGATGTCTATTGTCGAGAACTTCAATATTGAAGAAATCATTGGAGATATTACTACCTTTATTCGAGAAGATATCGTTAAGCAAATCGTAGCACAAAAAGAAAGAGCGTGCTTACTTCTTAATGAAGATAAAAAGAAAAAGGTCAAAGAAGAAACTGAAAGCTTAATCGATTACGTTGCTGGTCTTTTTCAAAATCCACAACTTGAAGAAATTCAGTTTCTCGTCATGCGATTCTGTGCTTATGCTACACAAATCGAAGCTCTGATTCGAGATGTAAATCAACCACTTGCGGATTATACAAATCGGTATCGAAGGATTACGAATAGATTAAAGGTTATTTCTAACCTTAACACTTCTACGGCAGTCAGAAATGGTGGTATTCGTTTATCAGACGAACGCAAGAAAGAAGTAATAAATAGTATGGAACAGCAGTGGGATGAGAATGAAGAAACAATTAACCCACCGCCGCCGACTGTAAAAGAATATTTTAATCTTCCTAGCTGTAAAGCAGTCAAGGAAGGAACGGATGCAAGAATACAGATCTCAGGCAACTGGACAGATCCAGAAGTATTAGGTCTCGAAGGATGGGTTAATATAGATCTTGATGTAAAGGTCTACTTAATAAGGCTTCAAGAAGCACTAGGCCAAGGTAAACTAAACGTCATTGCTGGTTGGAGAAATGAAACTTATAATGAAGAAATTGGAGCATCGCCTGAGTCTCCGCATTTGACTGGTTTAGCAGTCGATGTAGAAATTATCGGAGACGCAGATGAAATGTGTAAGATTGCTCTTGAAAAAGGATTCCGTTACTGTAAGGTAAATAGTACCTTTGTACATTTAGATCTTAAGCCGAGGCCGCAAGGATGACAGTTCAAGTATATACACCAAGAACGAAGAAGCCAGTCCTATATTCTGACTTCCGAAAAGATCTTGCTAAGAGCCCCGTCTCAAACGATATTGCACTTTTAAAAGATGAGGAATCAGTAAAAGAATCAATTAAAAACCTGATCCTCACAGATCCGGGCGAACGTTTAATGCAACCATTTATTGGTGGCGGTATTCGTGCACTCTTATTTGAAAATATCACGCCTGCTGTTATTAAGATTATCGAAGACAGAGTAAGAACAACAGTTGAAATTTATGAGCCACGAGCTGAGCTAATTGATGTAACCGTCTCATCGAATATTGATGACAATCAAGTTGGTGTAACTGTAAGATTCTATGTACAAAGTCAACAACAGCCAATCGTACTTAACGTTATTTTAGAAAGGATAAGATAAAATGGCCACTCCATCGACGCCAATCACAGAGCTTGATTTTGACGCTGTAAAACGGCAGCTTAAATCGTATCTGCAAACTCAAACACAATTCAAAGACTATGACTTTGAAGGCTCAAACATGAGTGTGCTGCTTGATGTTCTCGCGTATAATACATTCCAAAATAACTTTTATACGAACATGGCACTTAACGAGATGTTTCTCGATTCGGCTGTATTGAAAAACTCTGTTGTATCTCACGCAAAAGAACTTAACTATGTTCCAAGATCTCGTAAATCTGCAAAGGCAGTCGTCAACGTAAGAATCTATGACCAAACACGAGACGATCAAACAATTACTATTCCAAGGTTTACTGATTTTTCTTCTAATTACCTCGGTGAAAATTTTAACTTTGTTACAGACCAAACATACGTAGCAAGAAAATCTATCGACGGAGCAACCGGAGATACATTCTATGTTGCAGAAGGCGTAGAGTTATTCGAAGGCCAAACATTGACGAGCTTCCAAAGAGAAGGCTTCATTATTGACGCAGACGGAAAGCTTCGAGTTCAATTAACTAATGACAATACAGATATTGATTCCCTTGTTGTGTTTGTTGATGCAGAAGAAACAGAAGATAAGAATATTTTTACGAGAGCAAACTCGATTTTTGGCGTACAGCCTTTAGATAAAGTGTTTTATGTAGAAGCGTATTTTGATAACTCATACGCAATCTATTTTGGTAATAACGAGTTCGGCCTTCAGCCTGAGCCTTTCGAAGATGTAAGAGTTCAATATCGTATTACGTCAGGTGCAGAAGGCAATGGCGCTAATGTGTTTACGACAGGATTTACAGAAGGTGATATTCGAGTCGAAACAGTATCGGCCGCGACTGGTGGTTTGGAAAGAGAGTCGCTCGATAGTATACGTTTCTTTGCACCAAAGTCAATTCAAATTCAAGACCGAGCTGTTACTACGAAGGATTATGAAATTTTGCTTAAGCAGAGATTCCCAGAAATTACTGCGGTATCAGCCTATGGCGGTGAAGAGCTTGATCCACCTCAGTTTGGTAAGGTAGCAATTAGTGTTTATCTCAGAGACGATGCACAGCTTATTTCGACAACTCTATCAAATACATTTATTGAATATCTCGACGAAAGAAGCCCTTTGAGTATTGAGCCTATCTTCGTACAAACACAATTTTTGTATGCTGATGTTCATGCTCAGATCAGTTATACTGGTAAGATGACAACAGCTTCTGCTGCAGAATTTGAGTCAAAAGTGAGGTCGGCAATTCAAACACATTCAGACACGAATCTCGAAAAGTTTGACGCAGTCTTACGATCATCTAAACTCGCTTCTGAGATTGATGCACTTGATACTGCTATTCAAAGTACTCAAATAGATATTATGCCAATCATCGAGTATTCACCTATCACGGGAATAGCAGCCAATCCAAGATTTCAATTTGAAACACCATTAATTAAACCATATCCATTTAACTTGACGACAGGATTTAGTGATTATAAACCTGCTGTCGTGAGTAGTGTATTTGATACAAGAGGTGGTGTATGTGTTTATATTCAAGACGACGGTAGAGGAAATCTTCAGCTCATTACTGATAACATTACAAATCCCGAAATTGTTGAGCCAAGAGCTGGTACAGTCAATTATGCAACAGGTGATGTACGCTTGTCAAATCTATTTGTCGAAGATTATCCTGGTGCAGCAATTAAAATTATGGCGAGAACTAAGCTCGACGATGTAAAAGCACCAAAAGGAAGAGTGTTTATCATTCGAGATAGTGATGTAAGATTTAGCGCTACAAGAGAAGATTCAAACGCCTATGGAAGCATAGACGGAAATACAAATAGCAGAACAGCGTACTAACAGGATTATTTCCAATGGCGGAAATCGAAAAGAATATTGCTTTTTTTATTCAGTCGCAATTCCCTGCGATATACAGGGAAAACGGCCAAGAGCTCGTTTCGCTTATTGAAGAATACTACAATTTTCTAGAAACAGATACAAAGCAAACTCATTATAACTCAAGAAGAATATTCGATTATCGTGATATCGATACGACTCTTGAGAGCATGATTATTTTCTTCCAGAAAAAGTTTCTTGCAGATCTTCCACTTAATGACTCAGACAGTGTTAGATTTATCGTTAAAAATATTCTTGATCTCTATCGAAGAAAAGGTACGCCGGCAGGCATACAACTCTTCTTTGCACTTTTCTTTGACGAATACGAAGCACAGATTAGTTATCCTGCTCGATACATGCTTAAGGTGTCGAATTCCAAATGGAAGAATGGTGTTTATTTACAAATGGTGCCAAACAAGAATAAGTTTTTTGGCACGAGTGGAGCAGAATATAGTTACCAAGATCTCTTAGGAAGAACGATTATCGGTACATCTTATGGTGCTCAAGCTGCCGTTGACAAAATCAACTTTGTTATTCTTAATAATATCCTTACTCCGATCATTTACCTCGATGAAGTCTTAGGAACGTTCCAAAAGTTCGATGATATTATTACGAATATTAATGGTGAAGTTGTTTCTTTTGGTCGGATTGCGGGATCACTTGATTCTGTTGTAATCGATGACGGAGATGCAGCCGCTACGACTGGGCACAAAGTAGGTGACATTTATAAAGTTAAAACGTCGACTGGTCGCGGTGGTGAAGTCGTAGTTACAAAAGTAACTGACGATATTTCTGGAGAAATTAATTACACAATCGAAGATGGTGGTTATGGATATACTATCGATAACACCCGTCTCGTAGTATCTAACCAATCAATTCTCTTTAAGCAGGCCGAGTTTGAAGCGAATCAGGAAGATCTTACGTTTGAGCCTTATGAAAGAATACGAGATTTTGCTGGTAATATAGCGCAAGTAGTAGGACAATCTGGTAATGTTTTAGGAGTAAAGCACGTCGAGGGATCGGGTCCTCACGATGAGTTTAGTATTAATAGACTCCCATTACTTACAATGGATCGTGATACAACCTTAATTATTGATCCGTCGTGGGTCGGACTAATTTCTCAAAAAAATGATTCTTCGCCCGGTGACATGTACGTTGACACGGCCGATGACGCTGACGTTAAAGTTCTTGCACTTGGCAATCCGACTAACGTAGACGTTATAACAGATTTAATTGCTCCTCATTTAGCGACAGTACTTAATATTGCAGACTATGAAGTCAATGCGCCATTCTCTGGTACTGCTTCACCAGTTAATTTAAGTACACCATTGAATCAAGCATTTGATATTCAAACACTTACCATAGGTTCAATTGAAGAGTTTGAAAATATTAATCCGGGTAGTGAATACACTTTTGATGTATTTGCATTGGCCAAGGATGATCTCTTTTCTACCTTTAAGCGAAAGAGTCAATTAAT